AAGCAAGCACACGAGTTAACGCAACATTTTTTCAGCGCAGGTGGAATTCTTGACAACATCAAATAACTTATATACTGATAAAGACAACACTTTTATCAAATATGATTTTAGCTCTCTTATTACAGAACTAGATGATCAGGAGATAAAAGCGTGTGTCAAAGATATCATTGCCAACGGAAGTTATTTTAAAAACAGCCCAAAGTATCAAACACAAGTAAACGTGTTTGCAAGACCAGAGCCATGCTGGCTTAAACTTAGAATGAGCTTTATATTTTCCTGTTTCATGTATCTTGGAAAAGAAGTTCAAATTAAGAATATGCAAGCATGGAGCTTCATGACCAATAATGAGATTGAAGAAAATCGTGATGACCTTTGGCACACTCACCACTTGACCAAAACAAACAAATCAATATCAGGGATATATTATGTACATATACCAACTGATGCCGACTTTGCAACAAGTGGTACAGAGTTTGCTCCAAAAGGACTCGAAGATCCCAATAGACTACTGCTTACACCAAGCAAAGGTAGTTGGTTAATTTACCCTAGTGACATATTGCATAGACCAACTGCACCGCAGTCAAAGGACTATCGTTTTATTGTTGCCGCAGATATGGAGTTTTAAATGAAATGGTTTGATAGATGGATTATGAAACGTGCAGAACGTCTCATGGTAAATGAAGCGGCACAGCCTGAGGCAAGTCAATGGGCACTACCAAGTGCTAAGATTAAACGTGCTACGTTATCGTCTGGTAATTCTGTTGGAGATTCTTTAGATTCCCCAGCAGTAAGATTTAAAATGTTCAAGGCTAGTGGTGGAACAATCATTGAAACAACTATGTACGATGATCACAAAGATCGACATATTAATGGATTATACGTAATTACAAATGACAAGGATCTTGGTGCAGAAATTGGCAAAATTCTCACTATGGAATCTTTGAAAATTTGACATACGGTCCTAAATAAAGTATAATAACATATTAGTATAGGAATTTATAATGACCGAATCAAAAACATTTCAATCAGACCCAGTATTATCTGCACATGATGATAACCCGTTTGTTGAAGACAAGTATGTACCTTTGAAGAAAGAAGTGTTCGTCAAAGCCGCAGATGCAATGTCTGATAAGGGTTATGAGGAAAGCTACTTAGGTAATGCTATTCGTGCAAAAATGAAACGTGATAAGAAACGCTTTTGGGCAGGCGACAACATTAGTGATTATGTTAGCGAAGCTGATAAAGAAATTCTAATTAATGAAGCAACAGAAGCATTTGAAAAAGTACTTGATGCATTGCTAATTGATCGTGAAAACGATCCTAATAGTAAAGGCACAGCTAAACGTCTAGCTAAAATGTACTTTAATGAAATTATGGAGGGCAGGTATGTCCCAGGACCAGACGCAACAGCATTTCCAAACGACTCGCAGGACCGTTACGAAGGTATGTTGGTTGTTCGTAGCGAGCTTCGCAGTATGTGTAGCCATCATCACCAACCCGTTACTGGCGTTGCTTATATTGGCATTATTGCTGCCGAGAAACTCATCGGACTTAGCAAGTACACACGTATCGCCCAGTGGTGTGCAAGACGAGGTACTCTCCAGGAGGAACTTTGTAATGACATTGCTAGGGAAATCAGCAAAGCAACAAACTCCCAAAACGTAGCAGTATATATCCAAGCAGTACATGGTTGCTGTGAGAATCGTGGCATTATGGCACACAGCTCGTTGACACAGACTACTGTACTAACTGGAACCTTTAAGACTGATCCAGGTGCAAAGAAAGAATTCTTTGACAATATTAAGTTACAACAAGAGTTTGCTCCACGATGAACTTGGATTTTGACACCCAGCACAAATACTATTTAGAGTATAATATCAAAGCAGTAGAGTTGGGAGTAATGTGTAACGAGTTCCCTGCACTACAAAAAGCATGGGAACAGTTTAAAACTGTTTATGAACTTTGTAAGGAAGACAACCATGAAGCTCACAGAACGATTCCTTAACTTTTTGGAACGTCATGATCGTAAGCGTGTTATTATGGACCGTACTTGTGACGAGCCACTTTTAACACGCTATTACCTTTTCTTAAAGGATCGTAAGACATTTCCGTTTAACGTATTTCTACACAAGTTCCATAAAGGTGATCCAGGTGACGTACATGATCATCCGTGGCCTTATGCTACCTTAATTCTCAAAGGTGGCTATTATGAATGGGTTCCAGGATTTAATGAAGAAGGTATTAAAACTTGCGAAGTACGCAAGTGGCGTGGTCCAGGCCACTTTCGCATTTGTAGTGCTAACAGTTATCACCGAATTGAAAAACACCCAGATGTTACTGCATGGACATTGTTCATGCCAGGACCACATAAGAAAGACTGGGGATTCTTAGTCAACAATAAATGGATTCAAAACGATCAGTATTTGAAAGACAAATATGAACAAGCTCATTCTAAATAATAAAGATTTTAAAAATCACGTTGCAAAGATTTGCAGAGATATAACACTAAGCGAGTGGACTCCAGACTATGTAGTAGGATTAACTCGTGGAGGATTATTACCTGCTGTGATGATTAGCCACTATTTTAATATTCCAATGCAGTCACTAGATGTAAGTTTGCGTGATGGTGGAGAATGTGTAAGTAACTTGGGTATGGCAGAAGATGCTTACGACGGTAAAAATATTTTGATTGTAGACGACATCAATGATCAAGGTAGTACACTTAATTGGATAATGAATGATTGGCCAAGCGGGTGCCACCCTAACGAATCTGCGTGGAATAAAACGTGGGGTCATAATGTTCGATTTGCAGTTGTTGTTGACAATCTTTCTAGTAAATGCAATGTCACAATGAATTACGTTGGAATTGAAATAAACAAAGCAGAGAAGGATGTATGGATTGAATTTCCTTATGAGGAGTGGTGGACAAAATGACAATGCAAGAAGCTTTAATTGGGTTAGTAGTAATTGGCATAGTAATAATGATTGTTGCAATCAAGTTTAATGGAAGCAAAAATGGATGCAATCAAGATTGTTCTCAAGGACGCAGGTGTGACTGCGAATAGCATGGTGCTTGTTCCTTATCACACTGGACAAAACGGTTTCTGGTGGAACGAAACATGTGCAATGGTTTTAGAAGTGTTTGGACTTCCTGGCGGTAGATACACTACACAAGTTAATCCTGATCTTATGGCATTTAGCTTTAAAAGCGAAAAGGATGCGACATTATGTCGCATAATGTTATCTGACAGATTGTTGACATTAGATTAAAAAGAAAGTATAATTATATTATGGAAAAAATTAGATACAGCGAAATGTTTTATAGCGTACAAGGCGAAGGTCGCTTTGTAGGCGTTCCCAGCGTTTTCTTTAGAACGTTTGGATGCAACTTTGAATGTCATGGATTTGGTCAGCCTCGTGGGAACTATATCCCAATTGAGAAAATGCCACACAATACAGATCCTAAAGCAGACCCAGATCACCCAGAAGCATATAAGAGCTTTGAAGAGCTTCCTGTTAGCAATATTGGTTGTGACACAAGTGCTAGCTGGAGTAACAAGTATAAACACTTAGCCGCTTGGGACAACGTTGATGACTTGGCTAAAAAGTTGACAGCAATGACTCCAGAAGGTAAATGGACATGCGACAATGGTCAAGATGTGCATTTGGTTATTACTGGCGGCGAGCCTCTAATGTGGCAAAAACAACTTGCGGCTTTGCTCAAACAACCAGAGTTTAAAGACTTAAAGAACGTTACGTTTGAAACAAACACTACACACGACCTTAAAGAAGACTTTGTTAAGTCATTAATTGATTTAACATTTATGAAACAGATTCCGATCACATTTACTTGGAGTTGCAGTCCTAAACTAACTTGCTCCGGTGAAGCATGGGATAAAGCAATTTTGCCAGATGTAGCAGTTCAATATTATGGATTGCCTGGTCGTAATTTCTATTTTAAGTTTGTAGTAACAGACGATCAAGACGTAGAAGAAGTAGACAAAGCAGTTGCACTATTCAAAGAAAAAGAGATTAACTGTGATGTTTATCTAATGCCGTGTGGTGCAACACAAGAAGGACAGGCAAAGACAGCACGTCAAGTAGCTGAGTTATGCTTGAAAAAAGGATACAAGTTTAGTCCTAGATTGCACGTAGACTTATTTGGTAACGCATGGGGGACCTAAAAATGGCAACAAAGAAAACAACAACTAAGAAGCCAGCAGTTGCGGCAAAAGTAGTAGCTCGTACTAAAAAAGAAGAAGCTGTTAAAAAAGTAGTCAAGAAGCCAGCTGTTAAAAAAGCACCTGTTAAAGCAGTAGCTACCAAAGCAGTTGCAAAGCCTCGTACTAAAAAGACATTTTCCAATCCAAAAGAACAAGCAACTTACAACAAAGAACCTTGGGTAGGTGTTTTGGAAACACATGTTAATCCAGATAATCCAGCTAATGGATTCTTTGAACTTGACTGGAACGAGTACTTTATTGTACAATTAAAGAGTCATGGATATGATGGTCCTACAGAAGAAAGTATTGTTGAAGCGTGGTTTCAAATGCTGTGTAAGAACATTGGTAATGAACAAGGTGTTGATATGGAACAGCGCGGTAGCGGCTATATTAACGTACAGAAATTAGACAATAACAGATCAGAAGTAAGCTAATGGCAAAAACATTTATACACGTTGATACTGCAAATACATTCTTTCGTGCTAGACACGCCGTAAAAGGCGATCTAGAAATGAAGATTGGAATGAGCTTGCACGTTACTTTTAACAGTGTTAAGAAAGCATGGAAAGACTTTAATGGTACCCATGTAATTTTTCATTTAGAAGGTCGTAGCTGGCGAAAGGATCATTATGCTCCTTACAAGCGCAACCGAACAGTTGCACGTGCCGCACACAACGAAAAAGAAGCAGAAGAAGAACGTGTATTTTGGGAGACATTTGATCAGTTTAAAGATTTTGTACACACTAAAACAAACTGTACAGTACTACAACATCCACAACTAGAAGCAGATGATTTAATTGCAGGGTTTGTTCAAAGTCACCCTAACGACAATCATGTTATTATTTCAACAGATGGCGATTTTGCACAATTGATTGCGCCAAATGTAGTCCAATATAATGGTGTAAGTGAAGTTACTACACGACACACTGGCTACTTTGATGCAAAGGGCAAGCGTGTAATTGATAAGAAAACAGAAGAACTTAAACTTGCTCCTAATCCAGAATGGCTGCTTTTTGAGAAATGTATGCGTGGCGACACAAGCGATAATATTTTTAGTGCGTTTCCAGGTGTGCGTACTAAGGGTACAAAAAATAAAGTTGGCTTACAAGAAGCATTTGAAGATCGAAATGCTAAAGGCTGGGCGTGGAACAATCTAATGTTACAAAAGTGGGTAGACCATGAAGGTGTCGAACATCGTGTACTGGACGACTATCAACGCAACAGATTGTTGTGTGACCTTTCCGCACAACCTCAAGAAATTAGAAAACTAATCGACGAAGCGATTGCCGCAGAGATTGCAAAAGAGAAAAATGTTAGTCAAGTTGGTATTAGAATGATTAAGTTCTGTGCTAGTTATGAACTAACAAGAATTGCAGATAACATTACACAATATGTTGATCCGTTTAACGCAAGGTATCATGAATAAGGAAACCTCATGGCAGTAACATACGCAAAACCACTAATTCCTAATAAGGAATGGATCGTTGAGAACAACGGAAGAAAACTTGGAACATTAAGCAAAGAGAAAACTGGTTATGTATTTCTTTCCAGAGGAGCCAAGATCGAGTTCCAAGACTTGAAGGAAGTACAACAGGCAATGGAACTTTTTGTTGAACCAACAACTGCAATCAAAGCATCCAAAGTTAAAGATGTATATGGTTTTGAAACAAAAACAATTCCACATAATCCACTTTATGATGTTCAACGTAGACTACCAATTTATACTAAGAGTGCAAAAAGCACCAGTAGACATTGTGCTGGACACTATATTATTAAATTCCCAAAAGGTTGGGTCAAGAGTCATTGTCCAAAATTAATTACTTTAGAACGGTATGACTACCGTGGGCCTTATCATACTGATGCAGAAGTAAGGCAAGAACTTGCAAAGGCACATCGTGAACGAAATTAACAGTTATGTAGTTGAAGACTTTGTTACTAAAGTACAAACTGCACGTAAAACAAACCAAAAACAAGTAGTTTTGGACATGAAAGAAGCACAGAATTTAGTAGATAACTTAACGTTAATCTTATCACGTGCTTTGGGTAATGTACAAGTATCCACTACAGATAACACCGTAACTTCAGTACAAATGGATGGCGGGAGTTTTTAATAAATAACTACGTACATAAATAGGGTACGTAGATTATGAGCAGACCAAAACCGAAAGTTCTATTAGAATACACAAATAAAAAGACCTACAAAACTGAACAAGTTTTGGAGTCAGATGCCATTTGGGCAGTATTTTATAAGGGCCAGCCAGTGAACTTAAAAACAAGTAGTTTGGTATCTAGCTATCCGGGCCCAAAATACAAAAAAGTATCATTTAGCAATCCTGGCCACGCACACAACTTAGCAACTAAATTAAACAAATTATTCAGTTGTGAAGACTTCAAAGTATATAAACTAACAACTGGCGAGCCAGTTAATGAACAAATCTGACATCACAAAGTCTTTAGTAAGTAAAGACGACTTCTTAAATGCTGATCCAAAAGCATTAGAGTTCATGTATCGAACATGGTGGGCAAATTGGCGTTCAGGAGAAGATAGACGATTTCGATTAACCGATCAAGGTTACGCATATTTTAGAGATCGTGCAGACATCAAATTTTACGATATCCGTTTTCCTAGAAATCTCGTTTTAACCAATAAAATGATTATCGATTTGGACAGATTTATTGACTGTCCATATTACGTTGAAAA